CAGTTCATGAAAAAAGACATCTTAGCAGAATGAAAACCGACCTCCTGCAGTTCTTTAGCGCCTTCACCATCGCGCTAATCATCCTCCTGGCACTAAAATCTAGTGACCAGAAAATAGAAGATCGGACGGACGCCATCCGCGCCGATATCGCCGCCCTCTCCCTGAAACTTGGAATCCCTGACCCGATTACTGAAAATGAAGATCGTTCGCCCAAAACCCTGCCAGTTCTGTCCTTACAAGATTGAGACGCCTTCGGGCGTGTGGCACGCCGATGAATACGAGAAGCTTCGGGCCTATGACGAAGAAACATTCAATCAGCCATTCGCCACGTTCGCGTGCCACGAGTCCCCTAAAGCCCATTGCTGCGGATGGGCGCAATGCCACGGGGACAAGTTGCTCTCGCTCAGATTAGCGGGCTACCCGGAGATCCCGGAGATCACCGCGCCGATCCACGCTAGCGGGAATGATGCCGCTAACTTCGGTCAGCGGGACATTGAGAACCCGTCGAGGGAAGCCAGGGCCGCAATGAGGATTCTGGACCGGAAAATTCATTGACGCGCCGGGGGATACAGTTTAACATTCATTCAATATCGGGGAGAATGGCATTCAACCGCGCCTCATAAGCCCGGCTCCGCAGGTTGGACTCCTGCCTCCGATTCCAATTTCCAACCCAGCCGCTTTCGTGCTGTTAGCGGCTACCAACCAGCACAAAGGGCCGGATTCGCAAGAATCCGGCCCTTTCGATTAGCGTGATGGTGGCCCCGATCTGGTGGCTGTTACATCTGCGCCATCCTGAATTAGTCGGTCGCGTCCGAGACTTCGGCGCTCCATTCGGAATCGAGCGTAGTGGTCCCGTTGCCGAGCCGCCGCACCTGCGCGTAGCGCGTAACGCCCGTGGTCAGGCCGATAATGGTGTAGGTGCCGCTCGTGTCCGCAATGGTCACGGTAGCGACGGTGTGATAGACGCCGGAGGCATCCCCGAAGCGGACTTCGTAAACCTCATCCGCAACGGCGACCCATGTGACGACCAGTTCGTCCACGCCGTTATCGGCCATGGCCACGGTGCCTGGGGTTTCCTGTTGGAGGACGGCAAGCCGGGAAGCCGCCACGGACTCCGCTTCGGCCTTCGTGGCGAGTTCAAAGACGCCGGTGACGGGATTGAGCTTGTAAGCCTGGGGGCCGGTCATGGACAGTAGCCAGGTGGTCAAGCGGGTAGTCCCTCCAAGGTCCGCGTCAGACGTGACGACGCGATAGAGGGGTTCGGAGGATTGACGGACAACGGTGGTAGCCATAGGAGCGAAGGGTAGGGGAGGTTAGCGGATTAGTCAATCTGCACGATTTTAACCGCGCCTGCCGGTGGAGTTGCGCCGGTCGCCGCCGCCGTGATGGTCAGGACGCCGGGGACGAGGACGTATTCGTTACAGAACAAGCCGCCCGCCGCTTTGACGGCCACGCCATCCAGGGCGACCGCGAATGTGGTTGGGCCGTTCCCGACCGAGCCGGTAACAGCGATGATGTAGCGTCCAGGGCGAACGATATCGAACGTATAAGCCCCGTCCGCGATGATGGTATAATCGACTGATGCAAGAGTTGGCATGATTTTTTAGCGTTTAAGATTGATGAATTTAGCGGAGACGCTAACCTTAGAAATTGCGTTTGCAAGCACGCTAAGACCGTTTAAGGTCCGCCCATTATCGAAACTCTGATGCCAGTCCAACCAAAAGCACACGACGGAACCCATGACGGGCGAATTAGCTCGTTAGAGGCAACTGTCGCAACATTGGTTGAAGGCTGGAATAATTTCCGCAAGAGGTCCGAGATCGTGGAAGGGAAAATCTTCGATAAGCTGGATGATCTCGCTAAGAATCTTAGCGGCGTGCGGGCCGGAGCCGGTCGGTTGGGCCTGTCGGAATTATGGATCGTAATCGGGATCTGCGTTGCTGGCTCAAGTTTCATTGCTACCTATGTCAATCTCCGGCTGGAAATCACCGAGAAGACGCTAAGACTGGAGCAGATGAATACCAGATTTGAGGACTACAAACTTCTCAATCCTCCACGCCCGACCGCAGATCGCGCTCCGTGATTGGAATCCATTCCCACGTCATGCCGCTATGCTCTATGAGCTTCCGGGCCGCGTAGGGCTTAACGCCAATCATCCATTTCAGGATGGGGGCAGCCTGAACGCAGGACCACTCGCCTAGCAGGTCGCGCTCCCAGATGGCTCCGGCGCAAAATGGCCTAGCGCCCGTCCTGGTTATTCTGAGAAGCTTTTTCAAGGCGGGCGATTTTTCGCATAAAGGCCCCTTCAAGTTCAGGGTCCACACAGGCTTTTGCTAGCGCGTTGATTACGCGGATCACTTCGGGCTGATTAACCCCGGAGGTTTTTTCCACCAAAAGGTAAAGATCGATGAGTGTTTTCATTTCAGGCTAAAACGGCGGTTGGATCATCGCCAAGCTGGACGTTTAGCATGTAGGAATGCAGGCCGTGCAGGTGGTTAAAGATTTCTGGGAAGGCGCTAAAGGACCATTCGATGGTGAAAAGCTTTAGCACGACATCGCCGGACTCCTCGACCTCCATGTTCAGAAAACGGGTCGCGTCCAATTTGGCTAGCAGGCGGACGGCAAAAATGGATTCTGGCCCGAATTGGTCAAAGGCCATGGCGGCCAGGGCATGTTCGCTAATCCAGATTTCTAGCGTGTTAACATCGAATGCCCATGATCCCATCGATCCCTGCCACCAATCGGGCGGGGTAGTTGGCCAATATTGGCACAGCATCAGTTGGGATTCATTCATATTCAACATTAGTTCAAGACTTCCCGCAAAGCAATTTCAATCCATGTTGCGCCCGAATACGGGTTAGCTCAATCCTTTTTGATCGGGGAGTATGGCGATTAATTGATGGGCGGCCCGCGAAATGAACTCCGTCGTGACAGTCTCCGCAGAGAACGGCTAAATCCTCGTCCGGCTCATTGCCCAGGTTCAAATAAAGCATGTGATGGACACTAATCCTATACCTGGACGGGCAGCATTCGCATTGGAAGTTAGCGAGTTCAAGCGCGCGTTCACGCCGGATTTGCCATTGAGGCGAGTTGATATATTCCTTGTAAAAATCAGCGGGTCGCCGGGGCTTTCGCTTGGATTTGGATGGATCTCTAGGCTTTCTTGGCGCTCTTGGCTTACGATTTGAAATCTTGCTCATTGGTTCTCTTAGATAGTGGATAGACGCGTCCTCTCCAATACCCCCTCCATCCCCCGCTGAGGCGAGAGAAAGAAAGGGCAACCCCGATCAGGTTTAGTTTTACGTCGCCCCGTATCCGGTGACAGTCCCGCTCCAACGACGTTTTGGCGTCAGCTTTTGGGCGGTGCTACGCAGTTCGGAACCGACCGCGCTAGATTGAGGGAAATTACTTGCTACATCTTGAATGTAGGTTAAATGTCCTTAATCTCTAACGGCAATTCGAGATTACTCTCCGGGGCCTAGAATGTCAAGCGAAGCAAAGCTTGTTTCCTTCTAGGCCCCGTTTTCTTTATAGTCCTTGCAGTTCTTGAACAAATGTTGTATTTATTGAAAATGAACTATGATGCTCAGCCGACTCTCGACAGCCTGCTTGTATTAGCTGCTTTCGCCTGCCTCCTGTTTGTGCTTTTAGCGTGGGCGATGTCCCGCGCTATTCGCCGTGAACAACGGGAATTGAAGGACTGGACGGAAGCGGCCCGCATTAAAGAACACTCCTATCCAACCAAATCCGAATGAATGTCCCGTTTTCCGCCGCCCATGCCATTGCTGCAACCAGCAGATGGCAAAACAAGCTGATCGCCTCCGGTCGCCGCCCGTCGCATTACGCTATCCTCGAACGGATTAGCAAAGCGCCGCAGCCCATCCGGTCCCTGGTCGCTAGTCTCGGCGGAAAGAATCAGCCGCAGGTTATCATTGCCCAGGCCAACCGCATGGTGCGCGAGGGCAATATCTCCCGATTCCGCTACGAAGAACAACGGGACGGCCAGAAAATGGACCGTCGCCTTGTGTTCTTCAAGATCACCGAGAAGGGGAGGAAGGCGCTAGCCCAGGCGCACGCGGAGCTTTTGGCCGAATACCTCGACGAGATCGGTGAGAAGGAACTCAATCTTTATGAAAATCCTATCGAAGATAGAAACTAGTTATCTCACGGACGACGGGCGCGAATTCCGCATAGGCGAGGATTCCATTGAAATCGTCCTCCACGGGCAATGGTGCATTCCATCCCTTTTTCTCCAAGCTGAAGTCAGAACCGCCATCGAAGAATATGAAAAGATCCAGAACCAAGAAGAATAGCCATCAACGCCGCGAAGAACGCGAGCAACCGCGCCGGAATCGGGAAGCAAGCCCAGGATTCGGCAAGATCTTCCTCCATGAAAAGGGGCCGGAATGCCTCGCTAGCACGCTAATCCCGTGTCCCGGCACAAGCCGCCGCGTCATCAAGCTCGACGCCAAGGATAAGCCGGTTATCACCACTGGCGAGGACGGCAAGAAATCGCTCGTTCTCATCACGGTTCCGACCGACCGCTTTTTCCACTCCCGCAACGGATCGACGGTTTACGCCGTCTGTCCCGATGGATCTTGGCGCAAGATTCTGGAAGGCAAGCCCGCTAAGAATGTGAAGGCGAGCGCGCGCAACCGCCAGCGTGAAGCGAACAAGGCGATTCGGTTCCAGGCCGCGCTAGGCGACGAGAAGAAATTCGAGTCGATCACCAAGCGATGGGAAGTCATCCCCGACGGATACCCGCGCCTGTTCGAGGGAGAGGAATACCAACTCCCGAAGGCCGCGTAATTTTCGGGCCTGACTGCTAACGGTCCCAAGGTAAGAGGATAGCCCGTTGTAAAATACAATTCCCGCCCGATCAATTGACATTAGCGCCGCTAGCCCGAAGTTAGCGGCGCTTTTGTTTTAATGAAGATCACGCGCAACACCCGACCCACCGACGAAGCCACGCTAAAGGCGTGCATCAATTCCCCCTGGTGGCGGATCAACAATCTGTATCATATCCAGAACAAGGAAAGCGACCGTGTTCGCTTTCGCGCTAACTGGGCGCAGACCGAGTTCTATCGGTCCATGCACACCCGGAATTGCGTGCTAAAGGTCCGACAACTTGGGATCTCCACTTTCGCCGCTATCTGGGGCCTGGACCGGATGCTATGGAACGACAACCAGACGCTAGGGCTGGTGGATAAGACCCGCGAAGATGCCGCTAAGAAGCTGGACAAATTAGCATTCGCCTGGAAGTGGATGGATGACATGAAGGATGATCCGCTTCTTGGTGAGATCGGACGGATGAAGAAAGCCGATCTTGGAATTGAACGACGCGGCGAACATTTGCCGGAAAAATCGAACGAATCCGTAATCCAGTTGTCGAACGGGTCCGAAATGTGGGCGGGCGTTTCCCTTCGGGGTGGAACGTGTCACGTCCTGCACGTCTCGGAACTCGGCATCATCGCCCATTCCGACCCGTCTAAGGGCGAGGAAATCCGCAAAGGAGCGTTCCCAACGGTGGGCAAAACCGGGATCATCATCAATGAATCTACGCACGAAGGCGGGAAGATCGGGGTTAACTATGACATCATCAAATCTTCGATGGCCAATCGGCATAAGAAAGATTCTGAATACGGCCCGCTAGATTGGAAGCTGTTTTTCTTTAGCTGGATGAAGCAGGACGAATACCGGCTACCGGCTGGTTCCGTCGTTATCACCCCCATGCTAAAGGAGTATTTCGCTTCGCTAAGGGACCGTGGGATCATTTTGGACGAAGAACAAATGGCGTGGTATGCGGCGACGTATGAAACGCAGCAGTCCAACATGAAGACCGAATACCCGACCATGATCGAGGAAGCGTTGACGGTCCAGGCCGGGGGATCGATCTATGGAGATCAGATCACGAACCTTCGGGGCAGGGGTGGCGTTAAGACCTTCACTCATGAGCGCGAGTTCCCGATTTGGTCGTTCTGGGATCTGGGTATGGATGACGGGACTGTTATCTGGTTGGTCCAGTTCGTGGGACGGGAAGTGCTGTGGCTCAAATGCTATGAAAGCCGGGGCCATCCATTCCACCATTATTGGCAGGTCATTCAGATGTGGGAGCGCGAACTAGGGCAGGTAGTCGATGGATTCTTCGTGCCGCACGACGCTAATGTCCGTGAGAAAGGTTCCGGGGAAACCTATGTCGATACGATGCGGAAGGCAGGCGTCCCAAATCATCAGATCCATGTCGTCCCGAAATCGCCCGATATCTGGCGCGGCATCAACGCGCTAAGGTTGATTCTGGAGAAATCCGTATTCCATACCGACACCGACCAGCCCCGGCGCATGGCGCTAAAGGATGAGTTCCCGTCCGCGCTGGAATGCCTTGAGCTTTACCGTAGCCAGGTCGAGCCGGATAAAACCATCATTAAGTCCGCGCCGGTTCACGATTACACGTCTCACACCGCCGATGCCGCCCGCATGGTCGCGGAAGCCAAGGAAGCCGGATTGATCGAGCGCGCGCGGCACATGGCCGGGAATCAATACGCCCAGGTCACGGGTTCCGGCGTTCGTATCCAGCGCGGCGGCGGCGGCGGATGGACGAATGTTAAATCATCCCAACGAGCTAGAAAATGAAACTTGCCCTCACTCCATACGAGAAAGCCCGCCGCCTTCACGCTAGCGAGAAATCCGCCATCACGTTCATTGAGGCACTAAACGCCCATTTCGACGGAGGTTATGTTTGGAACTCCCCTAAAGCGTTTGGGCTAGCGCGCCCGGTTCATGCCGGGGCCACCTATCAGGAAATCTGCGATCCGCGCATTGTTCATGAGTCCGCCAATTGCTGGCATATCTACTTAGCGGCTGGGGATATGAGGGAGGCGCTAACGCGGTTGCCTTTTCCCTTGCTAAGAATTAGCTTTGAGCGTAAGAACACGCTAAGATTTTACTACCTCAACGATTTCTTCAACCGTATCCACGCTAATGAACGAGCATAAGGCCGAATTCCTCGAAACGACTCGCTGTTATAAAAATGGCGGCGGCGGGGGTCCGTCCAAGTCTCAAATCAAGAAGCAGCAGCAGGACGCAGACAAAGCCGCTAAGGCCGATGCCGCCCGCATGGCCAGCGTGGAGAAATCATTCCAGGCTTCCCAGCGTCAATTTCAGGTCCAGCTAGCGGCCATGAAACAGGGGATGTCCGTGCCGAAGATCACTACCCCGGCGCCCGTCGCGCCGCCCGCGCCCACGCCTCCGACCGAGGACGTAAGCAATCGCGCTAACGAGGACGAGCGCCGGAAGCAATCGCGCCGGAAGGGGCTAGCATCAACGATCAAAGCCGGGGCTACGGGCGCTCGCGCTAAAACTCTCGGAATGGTTGGCGGGGGCGACCGGAAACCAATCTTAGGATAATGGAACCGGACACCTTCGCTAAGTCCTTGGTCATGCGCCGGGATTCCCTGGAAGCTGCGCGGCAGAGTTACGATTCGTTCTGTCAGACGTTGGCTGATTACGTGATGCCGCGTAAGAACAACATCACGTCCAAGGAAACCGCGCCGGATTCGAGCCGCTATGATCGATTGTTCGATACCACGGCAATCGACGCTAATATCGTTCTTGCTAACGGTCAGCTTTCATGGACTACCCCGTCCGACGAGGAATGGTTCGCCGTTACCCCGAAGCGGAAATACCGCAATATCGAAACCGTCCGCAACTGGTATCAGGACGTGACCGAAGAACTGCAAGAGCGTTTCGCGACCTCGAACTTTTACAACCAGATCCACGAACTCTATTTGGATCGTGGCGCTTTCGGGACCGGCCTGCTAGGCCAGGAATTGGAAGTGGACCCGAACACCGGGGAAGAAACCTTGTGCTTCAAAGCCTATCAGGTTGGGTCCTACTCCATCGCTGAAAACCACATGGGCATGGTGGATACGGTATTCCGAACCTACCGCCTTAGCGTCCGTGCCGCCGCCCAGAAATTCGGCCCCGAAAAACTTAGCGCGAAATCCCAGGAGATCCTGAACGACAAGGAGAACCCGAAGAAAGCCGATGAAGAAATCGAATTCTTTCACGCGGTCTTTCCCCGTGCCGACCAAGCGCGGATGCCGGGCAAGAAGGACGCGCTAAACAAAGCCTTTTGCTCCTACGACGTGGAGGTTTTGGGTCAGCATATCGTGCGCGAAGGCGGATACGATGAATTCCCCTATGCCTGCACCCGATTCCTTCAATGGGGCAGCAGTCCCTATGGATGGTCCCCGTCCTGGATTGCGCTACCGGAAGCCCGTCAGTTGAACATCATGGAGGAAGCTCTGGATACGCTAGCCGAAAAGCTCGCGTTCCCGTCCGTGCTAGCTCCCGACTACATGCGCGGCATGGCGGGCGGGCAGCCGGATACCGGACCCTCCGCATTGACGTTCTTCGACTCCAACCGGCCAGACGCTAAGCCTGTGGAATGGGCTATGGGCGGGCGCTATGATGTTGGAGTTGATCGCGCTAATCATCGCCGGAAGCGCATCGAGTCCGCGTTCTTCGTGGATATGTTCAAGATGTTCGCGAACATGGAAGGCAGCAAGGAAATGACGGCGCGCGAAGTCATGGAGCGTTCGAGCGAGCGCCTGACTCAGTATTCCCCGACATTTAGCCGGATGCAGTCTGAACTCCTGAATCCGCTAATCCTGCGTTCCTTCGGGATCGGGATCAGAGCGGGATGGTTCGATGCTCCGCCGCAAGAGGCAGTCGCCCGCCGCCCGCTAGGAGGCGCTTTCTTACCATCCCCCGGAGTGATGTATAATTCCCGCATCGCGCTAGCCATCCGCCAATTGCAGAACATCAGCTATCAGCGGAACCTGGACACGATCATTATTCCGCTAGCCCAGATCGATCCTTCGATCCTGCACAATTACAACCTGGACGTGATGGCCCGCGATTCGTCCGCTAACGCCGGTCTGCCTTCGCGCTGGATGCGGAAGCAAGAGGAAGTGGATAAGATCCGGCAGGATATCCAGCAGGCCGCCGAGGAAGAGCGGCAGGTCGCGCTAGCCCAGCAGGGCGCGGACGCAGCCCAGAAAGTTAGCACAATCCCACCTGAAAGGTTAGCCGCAATGGCTCGTAACTAATTCAGGATAAAGGACTCAGCTATACATTACGCATATTGTGTGAAGTTATAAACGCTAAGATTCCATGCCCGATCCATCCATTGTTATCGACGTTGAAATGCTAAAGGCGCTCCGCGTGAAGGCCGCTTTCCGTCGCCTGCTAAACACCGAGGACGGCAAAACTGTCATGTCGGAACTGTCGCGCCTGTATGACAAGCAACCGTGTTTCGCTAAGTCCACCATCATCCGCGAAGGCGCGGGCGGGCGGCATTACATCAGCGAAGTCAAATACGATCCCTACTATGCCGCCATCCGCGACGGTCAGCGGCAGGTTTTCCTTTTCCTTGAGCAGCAAGCCGATAATGGACCAGAGTTCGAGGATGAACCTAAAAAGCCTGAAACGACTCAGGTTAAATCCACACCCAGACCCAGAAAGAAAAAATGAGCGAATCCATCACCACGCAAGCCCGCCGCAACGGCAAGCTTGTCGATCCTGAAGAAATGAACGCGCCTCTTGCCGAGGACACCATTGACGAATCCCCGGAAGCGGAATTCGCCCCTCCCCCACCCGCTAAAGGAAAGCGCGGTCGGCCAAAAGCCGTCCCTGCGCCAGAACCGGCCCCGGAAGCGATTGAGGAAGACCTGGAGGACGAAGAGCCGGCCCCGGCACCCGTCGCCGCTAAAACGTCCAGCTACAGCGCGGATTCCGACGCTCAGCGCGGCGTTATCACTCTCATGAAAAACGGCGTGCCGATTGGCGAGGCTGAGCTTTTCACGCATGACGCCCGCACCGTGGAAATGTTCGACGGCTACGAATCCCTGAAGGCCCCGGCTACCGCCGCCCTTCGAAAGTGGGAGATCGAAGCAACCCGTCTGAATCAGCGCGACCTCAACGCCGATGAACTGGTGCGGGCCGCCCTGAAGCTCCAAGATCCAGATCTTGGCGACAAGACGCCGCGCTTCATCGAGCATCTTCGCAAAACCCTGTCCCCGGCTGAGTTCGCCCGTCGCTTTAGCGGGCGGAAAGTGAAGCACCTGGGCATCGACAAGTGCTAATCCCGTTAGCGTAACATCCCAACCATAGAAGAACATGCCAATCCTAAACGATGGACCCGCACCAACTCCCTCCCCGGCTCCGGCACCAACGCCCGCGCCTGCGCCCGCCCCAACCCCCGGACCAGCACCAACTCCGGCTCCGGCCCCAACCCCGGCACCCGCAGCTTGGCTCAATGAAAACGGGGAATTTGCTAACTATGATCGATTCGATCCTTCGATTCGTGGCCACATTCAGAAATACAAATCGGTCGGGGATCTCGCGAACGGATACGCTAACCTGAATTCCCTGTTGTCGAACAAGGAGCGGACGGCGCTAATCCCGCGCCCCGACGACGCGCCCGAAGTGCGGCAGAAGTTCCATGAAATGCTCGGCGTGCCGAAAGACATTGCCGGGTATGGCGTGACCAAGCCTGCCGATTGGCCGACCGAGTTAGCGTGGAATCAGGAATCCCTGGACGGATACCTGAAGATCATGCACGAGAACGGCATTCCGCCGGAAGCGGCCAAGGCGCTTGTTAACGCTAAGATTGCGGAGGACACCGCGAACTACAAGGCCCTGAAGGACTGGGAAGCCGAGTCCGAAACGAAGGAACTCCAGGCGCTAAAGGATGACTGGAAGGGTGGGTTTGAAGCGAATCTCGCTAAGGCCCAACGGGGCGCGGCCATGATGGGCGTTCCGAAGGATTCCCCGCTTCGTTCATCCGCTGAGTTCATCCAGTATGCCGCTAAGGTTGCAGACATGGTGAGCGAAACCAAGATGCCGGACGGAGCGCCGGACCTGGGCGCTAAGTCGGACTACGATGAGGCGATGTCCATCATGAACGATCCGACCAACAAATATTACAAGCTCTACTACGAAGGAGACACCACAGTCGCCGCTCGCGTGACTGCGATGTTGAAATCCGGTAAGAAGTAATTTCACTCCCGCCCCTCGCACGGGAGAAGAAAAACGCTGGGCCGCGCTAATTAATTTTAGCGCGGCCTTGACGTTTTAGCGTCTCATGCTAAATATCATCCATCTTTAGCTGTCGATACCTCGCAAGAGCCGACGTGCGCTAAGGATCTCCTAGCGGAGTAAAAGCCAGTCAGCGGCCCGAAAGGACACCCGAAGACGCAAACCAAACCGAATCATGGGCAACCATGGATCAACCGCAAACACCATGCGGAGCGTTAGGGAAGTCACGTCCAACGGCCTTATGCAGTTCGATTAGCGACCCGCGCCCGCGCAAACCACCATCGCTAACTATCCAATCAAATGGACCAAATCGAACAACATTACATTACGCAGTTTCATTCTGCGTGGGAACACCTGACTCAGCAGATGAGCCAGTTGTTTGCTGGGGTTGTCTCTCGCGATACGGTTAACGGGAAAGAAAAATCCTATAACCAGATCGCTAAGACGACCATGCGCCTCGTCACGACCCGCAGCGGTCAAACCATTCCGCAAGAACGCGACCTCACCAAGCGTTGGGTCCGTCCTCGCGCGTATGACGCCGTTGACTGGTTCGACGAGTTTGACGACATCCTCCTTGGCACCATTGTCAAGCCGACCTCTGAAGTCATCCAGTCCCATGTCGCCGCCTATAAGCGGACTCTCGACGCTCTGGTTCTGAATGCCGCCGTGGGAACCGCTTACACTGGCGAATCTGGCACCACCGGCACCGTTCTCCCGACCACTCAAAAGGTCGCCGTGAACTACATCAAGCCCGGTGGCACCCCCGCTAACGTGGGCCTTACCCTGGACAAGCTTATCAAGGCGAAATCCATCCTGGGCAAGAATCACGTTTACGAGGATCAGAACGCCGAAGGACTCGTCATTAGCGTCAAGCAGGCGCACTTGGACGATCTCCTGTTCAACGTGTCTCAGGTTTCCAGCAAGGATTACAACGCCGTTCAGGCGCTCGTTAACGGTGAAGTGAAAAACTTCATGGGTTTCCGTTTCATCCGCTCCGAGGAAAACCCTTGGGTGGACGAAGCGAACGACGTTAGCGCCGCCGTGGTGTGGCATCCGTCCGCTATCAAGCTGGTGGAAGGCACCCGCAAAACGCACATGGACGTTCTCCCGCAGCAGAATCACACTCTCCAGATCCGCACCGTGGGCTGGATGGGCGCGACTCGCATGATGGAAGAAAAGGTCGTGCAGATCGCTTGCGACGAATCCCCGTAATTCATGCCTTAGCGGCGGGCGCTAACCCGCCCGCCGCAATCGCTAACCTAAACTTCATCAACTGCTAACTCTCTAAAATCATGGCTAACCTCTACTCCGATATCGGACAAAACCAGTATGACGCTCGCACCCGCGCCGATCAGCGCGTGGCGAATGGTCACAAGGTCAGCGGCCCGCTGTTTATGGCCCGCGCTACCTACACCGTTACCGCCGCTGAAGCGGATGACGACATCATCCACATGGTATTCCTGCCGGTGGGAACCGTCATTTTCCCTCACCTGTCTCGCGGGTGGGAAGATGACAATATTACCTCCCTCGACTTCGGGACCGAAACCAACGACGACGTGTTTAGCGCGGCGGACGACCTTAGCACCGACCTCAACGTCGCGCTGAACGTCGCCACCACCGCTAAGGCCGCGCCTTACGTGGTTCAGGACGTGAACGACCAGGGCGGCGAATGGGTGATTGTGGTTATCGAAACCGCTTCCGCCAAAACCGCCGGTAAGCTGATCGGCGTGGATATCGTGTATTGCGCCAAATAATCGGCCAATAACCATTTCTTCATGGAATGGGATAGCCCGATCCTCGAAAGAGGGTCGGGTTTTATCATTTTCCACTTGCATAGAAGATGAACAAATATACAATATCGGCCATAGATTGTTTTCATCGTTCATTGTGTTTAGCGCGGTCCCCTGAGCAAGGACCGCGCTTTTTGTTTACAGGACGCTAAGGTCGCGCTACTCTTAGCGCGAATGAACACCGTAACTTCCGAAACCCAGCTTTGTAATTTGGCGTTGGCCGAGATCGGCCAGATGCGAATCACCTCTCTGGATGAGGCTAGCGCAGCAGCACAGGCCGCTAATCGACTTTACGCCCCTGTTCGTGACCACGTTCTTTCCCTTCGCCCGTGGGGATTCGCCATGAAGCGGGCCGTCCTCACACAACTGGAAACCGGCCCCGTCTATGGATTCGATCATTACTATGCTCTCCCCGGCGATTATCTTCGCATGGTGGATTTCAACGATGTTTCCGCCGAATCCGCCCGCCCTACTTTCCTTCGGGAAGGAACCTACTTAGCGACCAACGAGGATGAGGTTTTCATCCGCTACGTGCGGCGCGAAACCGACACGTCCAAGTTTGACGCGCTGTTCGTTAGCGCCTTCGCTACGATCCTGGCGTCCAAACTCACTCCGCACATCACCGGGGACTGGGGTTTAGCGAACGAACTGCTTGGCCGCTTCGCTGGAATGTCCCTAACGGAAGCTAGCACCGCTGACGCAATGACCGACAAGCCAAATCAGGGCCGTCACGGGCGCATGTCGCGCTTTGCCATGGCTCGCTTCGGAGGGAACGTAGGTTAATGTCCTCCCGCGTCGTTACCTCGTTCAATGCGGGTGAGATCAGCCCGCTATTGATTGACCGCGTTGACGTTGAAAAATACGCTAGCGGGTGTCTTCGCCTGAAGAACATGCTGGTCATGAATTACGGTGGCGTCCGCCGCCGTCCCGGCCTGGAATACATGGGGGCCGCTAAGCACGCCGATAAAGAATGCGCCCTGGTTGAATTCGAGTTCTCCACGGATACCTCGTTCATGATCGAGATGGGCGAGGAATATTTCCGGTTCTGGACTAGCGCCGGTCAGGTGGAAGATCCAGGCAGCCCCGGCGACCCGCTAGAATTAGCGTCTCCATATCAGGAGGAACACCTGTTCGAGATCCAGGTAGCGGGCGCGAATGATGTTCTCTATCTGTTCCATGGGTCTTATCCAACCCAGAAGCTAACGCGGGTAGCGGATGATGATTGGACCATTGAGGAAGTCGCCTGGAACTGGCCCGCATTCCTGGCCGAGAACTTGGCCGCTACCACGATCACGCCGTCCGCAACCACGGGCAGCATCACGCTAACCGCTAGCGCGGCCACGTTTGAATCCTCTCACGTTGGATCGTATTGGCGGATCTCTCATTCCCGGCCAACGGGCTACATCAACCTCGCCATCAGCGGGAACGGCACGAGTTCCGCCATCAAGGTTCTAGGGAACTGGACGCTAAACACCTACGGGACTTGGCTAGCGGATCTTCAGATTGAGCAATCCTACGATAATTCAACCTGGACCACGAAGCGAGCCTACCACTCCGAATCTGACCGGAACATTTCGGATACCGCATCGGAGAATGAGGAAATTTGGCTCCGCCTAAAGGTCGCTAACTGGGTTAGCGGCGCGTCCTCCCCGCACGCCCGGCTTGAGGTTACGGACGCCACCCATCGCGGCCTAGTAAAAATCACCGGCTATACCTCAACGACGGTCGTTAGCGCCACGGTCGTTACCGCCCTGTTCGCCACGTCCGCCACGGTGCAATGGAGCGAGGGAGCATGGTCCGCTAAGCGCGGCTACCCCCGCACTGGTGTTTTTCATGAGCAACGCCTAGTCGTTGGCGGAACCGATCATCAACGGAACACGTTCTGGGGATCGGTTATCGGGGATTTCGAAAACTTTCTGGAGGGCGTGAACGATGACGCATCATTCTCCTACGCGCTAGGATCGAACAACTCGAACATCATCCAATGGATGTCCTCCCATTCGGACCTGCTAATCGGCACGTCCGGCGATGAATGGCGCGTTGCCTCATCCAGCGAAAGCCCGATCACTCCCACGGATGTTCGATGCCGGAAACAATCGGCCTACGGGTCCGACTATCGGCAGGCCCTTAGCGTGGACGACGGGCTAGTTTTCATTGAGCGCAAAGGCCGCACCATTCAGGAATTTACCTACTCGTTCGAGCAGGATGGATACGTTGGCGCGGATCTCACGCTACTGGCCGAGCATGTCACCTACGGAGGGATCAAGGATTGCGCCTTCCAGCAGCAATATGATGCGACGTTATGGTTTACCACGAACGAAGGCGCGCTAGCTTCCCTGGTTTATGACCGTAAGCAGAACATCGCCGGATGGTCCGAGCTTCTGACCGGCCAGGACAATGAAACGCCCGATTCATTCGAGGCAGTCGCCGCTAAATACGGCCCCTCCACGGCATCAGATGAGGTCTGGGTTGTGGTCCGCCGCACCATCGACGGATCAGTCGTGCGCTACATCGAGCGGATGGACCCAACATGGCGCGAGACGCAGGACGCAGAAGACCAAAACGATCTTTTCTATGTGGATTCCGGCGTGAAATTCGACATGGGATCGCTTCAGACCGTGATTGACGACCTCGATCACCTGGAGGGATGCACGGTCCAGATCCTTGGGGACGGATCGGTCCAGCCAACCCGCGTTGTAACTGGCGGGGAGATCACCCTTCAAACCGCCGCCCGTTACCTTTCCATCGGGCTTGGATACGAATCGATTGTTTCGCCCATGCCGCAGTTTTTTGAAACCCAGCAGGGCAATACCGCAGGCCGCAAGATGCAGGTTTCCAAGGTCAAGGTGTCCGTTTATCTGAGCCGGGGATTCTTCGTTGCCTCTGACGAAGCTAGCGCGAACTGGTTCGAGTATTTTAGCCGCCGTACGTCCGATCCAACGAACGCGCCGCCGCCGCTAAGATCGGATCAGTGCGAAATCGTAGTAGGGGCCGGATGGCAGGAACGCGGAACTATCGCGGTTCGCCAGACGTATCCCCTCCCCCTCACCGTGCTAGCCCTAGTGCTGCTTGTCGATGCTTATGGAAAATGAGATCACGCTAAGCCTGTGGGATTGGGTTAAAGATTGGGATGAAATCACCGTCCTTTACCACGAACGAGAACTGGACGCGCCGCCCTTCGCCATCCTTCCGAAGCTGGGGGTTGTCGCCCGCATCAATGGGGAAATCGTAGGGACCGTTTGGCTCTACATGGATAATTCGTGTAGCGTCTGCTTCCCTCATTGGCTTGTGACTAAGCGCGGCCTGAATCTCCATATTGCCCGAAAGGTCGCTAAGCTGATGGAACAATTCATCACCGCCGAAGCGTTCCATTGTGGCTATCGCTACGCCTATACGGGATTTGCTACCGAGACGCTAGCTAATGAGGCGGAGCGCCTGGGCTACGTCCCGATTGGAAAACAATTTGTCATGCTAAAGATTCTCCGCTAATCTTAGCGCGTCATGGCATTCTTAGCACCACTCGCCCCCGTTATCGCAGGCATCGGCTCCGCCGTTGCTATCGGCGGCACCCTGCTAAGCTACAATGCCAGCAAACAAGCTGCCGAGGCACAATCCCGGCTGGACTCGTTTAACAAGGTCGTATCCATGCGGAACATCGAAACTGAGCGGCAAACCGCCCAGCTAAATCAGATGTTCCAGATCCAGGAGATCAACCAGAACCGGGCGCTAAACGAGGCTCAACACCAAATGCTGCTAAACCAAGTAGCGTGGGCTGATTACGACCAGAAGCTTCAGCAGTCCGCCGCAGATTCGAACATGAAGAATCTGGAGAATGAGGCGGCTATCGTGGAATCTCAAAGCCGGGAAGCCATCCGCCGCCGCCGCGAGCAGGGAATGCGGATTAAGGCCGAGCAGACCGCTAAGTTCGCTGGATCTGGCGTATCCATCGGGGCAGGATCTCCGCTGGCTGTTTTAGCGGATACCGCCGGGCTAGTCGCCCTGGATATTGCGGACATTGGATTTGAGGCGAACGTCGAGCGCACGGGCATCCTCTATAAGCGGGATCTGACCAAGTGGAACGCGGATGTTGCGGCGGAATCCCATCAATTCAGCAAGGCCAAGATGCTAAGCGAAGGAAATCTGGCGTTCTTGGCTGAGTCCTCTCGCCTGAATCTCGCTAAGAAGGCCGCTGACACCGAGCTTGTTATGGCGGAACGCGGAGCGGCCATGAAGAAATGGGCGACCGAAAACAGCCCGTCCACGGTTCCGGCCATGAAGGCTAGCGCGACCGCTGGACTGGTGAGCGGCATTAGCTCAAACGCAGGCTCTATCGCTGAAGGGTATCGCAACGGCAATTACGGTTAAACCCCATGGCAAACATCCCTTTAGCTGATATCCCCAACGTCAACGAGTCAAGCTATAACATGCCGACCGTTGAAGCACCACGGACGGCGGGCGCTAACTCCGGCTCCGCGCGCATTCCGCGCGTCCAGACGGCGGATCTCGCTGGAAAGTTCGCGGCACCTATGGCTCCGCTTCGTGGGGATCAGGACATTCGCGCTAATGAGCAGGCCGGTCAGGAGATCGGCGCGGCCCTATCGCACGCCGGAAAGGTGCTTTCCCAGGTCAGCGAGTCCTACGCGGACGCACGCAACGCCGCTAACGAAGCGCGGGCCGAAACCCTGCTCTCTGAATCCGAAGTCCAGTGGGAAGGAAAGAAGCAGACCATGGACCCATCGCAATGGGCGGCGGGCTGGAGCGAACACGCGGGCATGACTCGCGCCAAGCTCGACCAGCTTAGCGACCTATCCCCCATTAGTCGGGACCGCGTAGGGATCGGCTTTGAACGCTGGCACGCTAACGGCATGATTCAAAACGGCGTTGAGGCGCTAAAGATCGAAGCCGCCCAGATGGCCGGAGACATGAAGCTTCGGGCCGATATGGCGCTCGATGCCGGGGATTACGGCAAGTTCGAGGAATGGACGGATCGCCAGCTTGAAGTGCGGGCCATCCGGCCCGACCAACACGCCACCGCAATTTACGCCGGAAAGGTCACGTTCGAGAGGAACGAGATCATGCGGCTAAAAGAAACCAACCCTCGCGCGGCGCTAGCCATGATCGAGGAAAAACGCAATACCAACATGGCAGGGAAAACCTTTGCAGGCTTCCCGGTTCAGGCCAAATACAGCGGGGCGCGGTCTAGCGTCTTCGGGGGTCCAAATGACGCCGAAGATAATGGACTTAGCGCCTTCGGTGGAAAGACCGGACGGGGCGCTAAGAATGGTGTCGCCATCCCAGAGGCTATCCTTCGCGAGGTCGTTGGAGATCGGTCCCTGTGGCCACAAACAAAGGTCGCCGTTAGCACGCCTGACGGTCGCCGCGAAGTGTTCGAGGTCGTTGACCTTGGGACTAGCGAATTCGTTTGGAAGGACCACGGGAAACCGACTCTCGATTTCACCGAGGAAGCCGCTGAAAAGATGGGTGGCAAGGTCATTTACAATTCAAAAGGGAAATTAGTTAGCGTGACCGGGATTGATGATTTCGAGTTCGAGATCATCCCTCCGCAGTCCGCAGAATTTGCTAACTTCCCTCTCACTCAAGGGGCTGGACGGCAGCAACTCCGCGACGAAATCAAAACTGCCGTCAATCGCCAGTCAGCAGACCGGAAGGAGATTTTTAATCTCGAAATTGCTAAAGGCAATCTACCGACTCATGACCTAGTGATTTCCGAATACGATTCCGGGATGCTGAACGCGGCGGACACCGCGAACATTCTCAACACGCTAAACGGAATCGCCCAGAACACCCCGCTCGATCCTGTTCGGGCGGCGGCTGAGTTCAATGAGCTTTACACGCTAACCGCAGGCTATGACCCATCGAAAGATCCAGAAGGATTGATCGAGAACGCCACGCTAAATAGGATCGCCGCATCTGGCCTGTCCAGAACCGATATCGGGTTCTTTACCGGGCGACTGAAGCGGCAGAAAGAAGGCCCAACCTCCGCTAGCGTCCAGGTCGCAGAGAAGCATAAGCTTTTCGATGACTTGAACGACAAGGGATTCTTCGGTTCCATCCGCATGAACCGGGGCAAGGTTGTTCCGGCGTCAGATCCAGACTATTCCAGCAAGGGGCAGGTGGACCCGTCGCTGATGATGGCCGCTAACAAAAAGATGTCCACGCTAAAGCGCGAGCTTGACGTGTTCATTGACTCCTACAATGGGGCCGCTGTTCCACAAAAGGAACTCGATGCCTTCATCGCCACGAAGGTTTCGGCCATGGGGAGCGCCGTTGGGATTGATATCATCAAAAGCGGAGCCGGTAGCTATGCGACCGCATGGCAGCTAGCGCCGGATGCCGACAACGCTAAGGTTTACGATATCATCGCCCAGGCCGGACAGGCCCCGGATAACGCTAAGCCGGAAACCATCACGTCAATTGACCAGATCAAGGTTGAAGGAATTACCCTTGAGGAAGCGCGGGAAATCGCCATGAAGGCCCGCATCAATGTGCCGAATTCCAAAATGCACGCCGAGCTTGAAAAGCTAGGCCAACGCTGGCACGCCGCTAACAGTAAGAATTTCGATCAATACCGCTCCAATGCCCCTCGCCCCGCAGCTAAGTAACCCCCTTCCCTCTTGGGTTGGGAGCGACAAGGATCTTGAGCCAACGGAAGCGCGGGCGCTAACCCGTCAGATTACGGCCAACGAAATCCCCGACCAGTTTCGCGCCGCCGCAGCCGACAAGCTCAAGACCTATGTGCAGGGCCGGGAAGCCGCTAAGCTGCCCGTATTTGAGCCGGAACGCGCCTCCAGGGAGGCACAGATGTTTTACGGTGACGTTTATGCGGGCGGGCTGGACACCGCTCTGGAAACCATCAAGGCGCGTCATCCAAGGGGCGCGGAGACTGCGCCCTTGCTAGAAGATGCCTTCCGGTTCTCGGAAGATAAGAGGGAGGCGTTGGCGATGTCCCTCAACATGGCTTACGCAACCGACGTAAACCTCATTCCAGCCGACAAAGTTACGCCGGAATCATGGCCCGCCATGCGAGCGCAGGCAATCACCGCACTGGGCGGGGATGCCGCTAACCCAACCGACTCCCAGCTTTTCGGACTTATCGCGAAGGACAGCGCGAAGAACAAGGCCAAGAGCGAGGCGCATTTTGCCCTGGCGACGAAGGCCGCAGAACGCGCATTTGAAGGGAAGCCATGGAGCGAAACCATGATGGCTGATGCGATGCCTCTGGTGAAAGAAGGCAAGATCGCCATGGAGGACGTTCTGCAATGGCAGGAAACCTACAAGAACGGCTACGACGGGATCAATTCCTACATCCAGCGCAATCCCGACATGATCGGGACTGTAAAGGAAGTTTTTAGCAGGATCTCCGAAATCAACGCTACCTCCGACATTACGGCCATCCCTGAAAAATGGGGCCTGACGGATAAGCTCTACGCTATCGGCATGAAGGCCGAATCTGACCAGGAAGCGCTAATTATTGCTCGCGTCGTTGGTGAGATCATGAAACGGGAAGCCGCCATCAAGCCGAAAGCAACGACGGTCGCGGAAGCGGGCGCTAACATTTTAGCGAAGGGGCCTGCCGGGGAAATGGGCGATAACTTCGTCCGCATGTGGAAAAACCTTTCCTATGGGGCGCTAGCCGCCTTTCCTCGCCATCAAGTGGATAGGATCATTCGGTCCAAGGAACTCCACGTATCAGCCGCTAATGTTCCGACTCACCCCGACCTGTTCGACCAGTGGCTAGAGAGCGAGGACTGGAACCCCGGCGACGTTATCGACACCGCCATCGAAGCTCAGGCGCTCCGCACGCGCCCGCTAACCCGTGAAGAATCCATCAAGGTCTACGAAAAGGCCCGCTCCATTGATCGGGGCTGGATCTTCACCAAGGCGCTTAATGAAACCTTCGATGAGCGCGTTGCTCCGCTGGATTGGATGAACAATTCCGGCTTGATCGGGAAAACCGCCGGTGTTGTCTCTGGCGCAGCCGCTTCGATCTCCATGTTTGCCGTCAATCCAGGCGCGGCCCGCATGGTTATTGCCGGTGCCGTCGCGGAACGCGAACTGGATAAACTCAAGGTCACGGCCCCGGATCTGGGTTGGCGCGAAGCGCACGCTATCGCCGCCGCCACGGGCGTAGCGGATGCCGCCATTGAGCAAATGCAGTCTTTCACCGGGCTAGGCAAGCTCCCTGTCACCTCTCGCCTGCTAGCCGCCGCAGGGATCAAGGTGCGTGGCCAAATGGCCCGAGTTGGAATCGGGATTGCAGCAGGCACCACCGGGAATATTATCGAGGAAGCCGCCCAGCACTTTAACCCAACCGTTTGGGAGTCCCTTGTCAATGGACTCAATGAGGATATGCCCATTGACGTTTCATGGAGCAAGGAACTAGCGGCCTTCAAGGATCAGGCCCCGGAATTGGTTATGGGCATGTTCGTTCTTAGCGCGTTTACCCATGGCTACGGTAGCTCCGTCCATTGGAAGGCGGACGGGAACGCGATGCAACTCCTGCGGGATGAAACCCTACTGAGGATCGCGGGCATCGGGGACGCTAAGATTCGCGCCCAGATCACGGGAGCGGCCACTCACGAGGAAGCGTTGGCGAAGTTCAATGCGGCCACCAAGGACCGCGACACGGAGGACGCTAGAAAGGCGACCGTGGAATATACGGACATGCTAAAAGAGACGGCCCGCCAACAGGCTATGACGAGCGCCGTGCGCCGGACTGAGCATGGAACCTA